CTCTTGCGGACAAAACATCCCCGCCGTTTGATTCTGCCTCTGCAAATCAGAGAATCAATCGGCCAATCGCAAGTCATTGAAACGCAACGACAAATAATCCGCGCCTACCCATTGTAGATGCGAGCAAGATGCGCTAAACTCTGTTCATGGGTTGAGAGGTTCAGCCCAACAACCAGGAGCAGAGAATGACCACCATCAGCAAGTCAGCAGCCATCACTCAAGCCGCGAAGACCGTCAGTATTTGGGGGCGCGGCACCAGTTGGACGGTTTGCGGCCCCTACCGCTACGAAGAGCCGTTTGGTCCTTGCACCGAGTCGCAGTGCGACAGCCGCCAAAAGGCCGTGCGCCGCGCTGCTGCATGGAAGGCGTGTGTCGCGCTGTCGCTGATGGGAAAGCTCACGGAAGACGCGCATTACGCGGTCGACTACGCGGCAAACGGTGGCTTCGATCAGGTCGGCAACACGCGCCAGCTCGTCGACATCGGCCTCAAGGCGGCCAAGTGAGCGGCCGGCAGTCATCCGCAGTGGCTGCCGCTGTCCGAATGGTGCAGCGAGGCCACACCGTCACCGATGCCGCGGCGCGGCACAAGGTGGCTATCAGCAGCGTCCGCCGGGCCTTGCGCGCGGCAGGCGTTCCACCTCTCAAGCCAGGGCCGAAGCCCGAAGGGGGTCAAGATGGCAACCAGCAGTAGCCCCAGCGCCAGGCGCAAGACCGCGGTCGAGTCGTTTGGCTGCGCCGCGCTGGCCATCGGTGATGTGACGCCAGGAATGGCGTTGTTTGCGGTCACGCGCGGCCAGTGGTCGATGATCGATGCCGTTCTGCATGTGCTCGATCAAGTCGGCCCGGCGAAGCTCTCGCTATGGACGTGGACTGTCGCAGAGTACGAGGTGCAGGTTCTCACGCGGCTGCGCCAGGACCGGCGCGTAACGGGTGGCCGACTGGTGATCGATGCCGGCGCCCGCACCAAGAACGCCGGGATCATTGCCGAGTGGAAAAGCTCGTTCGGCGCCGAGTCTGTCCGGTATGTCGTCAACCATTCGAAGATCGCGCGCATTGAAAGCGCCAGCGGCTTGCGGCTGCTGTTGCGTGGTTCGATGAATCTCAACTTCAACCCGCGATTCGAGCAGTTCGACATAACGGAAGGCGGCCCGGATTTCGACCTTGTCGAGCAGATCGAAAGCGAGCTGCCGATTCTCGAAGACCGGGCCACCGGGAAACAGGTATGGGCCGCCAGTCGAGTCGGCGAGGTATTCGATCAGAGTCAATTGGAAATATTCAGCGGGATCAAGGTATGGGCCAAATGACACGCGCCGAGGTGGTTGCAATTCTTCGTCGAGACAATCCCGGGGCACCCGCAGACGAAGTTGCCATGTACGCTGACTCCTATATGGACTACCAAGAAGCCCAGGCGAATATCTCGAAACACGGCAACGTCGTGGCGCATCCGCGCACCGGCGCGCCGATGGAAAACCCGTATATCAAGGTCAAGGTGGCGGCGATGGGTCAACTGAAGAAAAACACGCGGCTGCGCAAGCTCTCCGCGTTGTGGGACTGAAATGGCGCGCGGCGGATCTCGACCAGGCGCTGGGCGGCCGAAGAAAGCCGCAATAACCCCGCGGCCAGTCGTTCGCGGTGAACTGCCGGCCGATGTCGTTCGCCCGGCCGCTGCTGCCGGTCTCTCCCCGCTCGACTACATGCTGCAGGTGATGCGCGACCCGGATGAAGATCCGGCGCGGCGTGATCGCATGGCAATGGCTGCGGCGCCGTTTGTGCATACCAGGGCGTCCGAATCGAAGCCCGGCAAGAAGGAGTTGCAGGCCGACGCCGCCGGCCAGGTCGTTGCCGGCAAGTTCGGCCCGCGCCAGCCGCCGCGGCTGGTGAACGGTGGCGGCTGACATGCCCACCTGGTCGACAGCCTGCCCCGACTGGCGCCGCCGCATCGTTGAGCGCCGATCGCTCATCCCGTTCGACCCGCTGTTCCCAGGCGAGGCCCGTGCCGGCCTGGATGTCATGGACGCCTTGAAGGTGGTCGACATGCCCGGCTCGCCGACGTTCGGCACGCTGTCGCGGCCCTGGGTGCGGGACTTCGTCGGCAGCGTGTTCGGCGCCTACGACCCCGACAGCGGCCGGCGCCTGATCCGCGAGTGGTTCCTGCTGATCTCGAAAAAAAACACCAAGAGCACGACGGCCGGCCTGCTGATGCTGGCCATCCTGATCTGCAACTGGCGAGTAGCCGGCGAGTTCGGCATCCTGGCGCCGACTGTCGAGGTCGCCAACAACGCATTCAAGCCGGCGGCCGATGCGATCAAGAACGACACCGAGCTGTCGGCCCTCTTCCACGTTCAAGACCACATCCGCACCATCACGCACCGCGGCACGAAGGCCACGCTGCAGGTCGTGGCGGCCGACTCCGAGACGGTGGCCGGCAAGAAGTGGATCATCACGCTGATCGATGAGCTGTGGCTTTTCGGCAAGAAACCCGGCGCCGAGGACATGCTGCGCGAGGCGACAGGCGGCCTGGCCAGCCGGCCAGAAGGCGCGGTGATCTGGCTGAGCACGCAGAGCAACGACCCACCGGCTGGTGTGTTCAAGCAGAAGCTCCAGTACGCCCGCGACGTGCGCGACGGCATCGTGATCGATCCGCAGTTCTGCCCGGTACTGTACGAGTTCCCGCCCGAGATGATCTCGGCGAAGCATCACCTGGACCCGGCAAACTTCTACGTGACCAACCCGAACATGGGTGCGTCTGTCGATGAGCAGTTTCTGGTTCGTGAGTACCAGAAGGCCGACCGCACGGGCGAAGAGTCGGTGCGCGGGTTCCTGGCCAAACACCTCAACGTCGAGATCGGCCTTGCGCTGCGCTCTGACCGCTGGGCCGGCGCCGAATTCTGGGAACGCAACGCCGAGACCGACCTGACGCTCGATGCCCTGATCGCTCAATCCGAGGTCATCGTGACCGGCATCGACGGTGGCGGCCTGGACGACCTGCTGGGATTCGGCGTCATCGGTCGCACACCGACCGGCGACTGGCTGCACTGGGGCCACGCCTGGGCCCATCCCAGCGTGCTTGAGCGCCGCAAGTCGGAGGCGCCGCGGCTGCTCGACCTTGCCGAAGACGGCAGCCTCACCATGTCAGAACACATCGGCGACGACGTCGCGGACGTGGCCGATCTGGTGCTGCGCATCGAAGACAGCGGCAAGCTGGCCGACAAGGGCGTCGGCGTCGACCCGGTGGGCATCGGCTCGATCCACGACGCGCTGATCGAGGGCGGCCTGGATCCGGCGCGCATCGTTGGCGTGTCGCAGGGCTGGCGGCTGGCTGGTGCCATCAAGACGACCGAGCGCCGGCTGGCCGAAGGCACGTTCAAGCATGGCGGATCGCCGCTCATGGATTGGAGCGTGGGTAACTGCAAGGTCGAACCTCGGGCGAACTCCATACTGATTACGAAGGCAAGCTCCGGGACGGCAAAGATCGACCCTGTGATGGCGATGCTCAACGCGGTGTCATTGATGGCACTGAACCCCGAGGCAGTCGGCGGGAATCTCGATCAGGCCATCAACTCACCAATCCACAGCTGACATGAGCGACGCACAACCCCTGTCGAGCCGCATCGTCATCGACGACTTGAACGATGAAATGATCGTTGACGGCAAGCGGATCAACGGCGCCGCGCTGTCGTGGCTGACCGAGCAGCGCACCGAGCCGAGTCGTTGGTTCCGTCTGCTGCCTGGGCTTGTCGATCAGATCACCATCGAAACGCGGGCGCCCGACTGAATATGGCCAACTTCCTAAACTCCGTCATGAACTGGTTCGGCGGCGGCGCCATGGGCCAGAGCAAGGGGGTGCAGGCGCCGGTCCCCATGTCCAGCATCGCCACCACGGCGCGCAGCATCGGCCAGGACGCGGCCCTGCAGATCGACACGGTCTGGGCATGCATTGATCGACGTGCGTCCATCGTGGCCAGCCTGCCGCTGTTCGTCTACGACCGGCAAGCCAACGGCCAGAAAGTGCTGGCGCGCACCTCGCGTCTGTGGTCGCTGCTGCACGACAGCCCCAACACCCGCATGACGCCTTTCGACTTCTGGCGCACGATGCTGGCGAACTACGACCTTCGCGGCAACGCATACGCCCGCATCGACCGCGACGAACGAACCGGCGAGGCTGTCTCGCTGTGGCCCATGCCGGCGGCCCAGGTCGAGACGGTGGTGATGGACGACGGGGCGCTGGTCTACCGCTACCAGCTGGACGGCGGCGTGGCGTTCCTGGCCGAAGAGAACGTGCTGCACCTGCGCGGCCTGGGAAACGGGACGACTGGCATGGACAAGCTGCAGTTCATGCGCGCGGGCCTGGCAGAAGCGGCCGATCAGGTGCAGGCCGCGACCGGCATGTGGGCCAACGCGAACAAGCCCTCGGGCGTGCTCATGGTCGACCGGGCGCTGCGGCCGGACCAGCGGGCGACGATCTCGAAGAATTTCACCGACATGGCCAGCGGCCCCACGTCGCGGCTCTTCGTGCTCGAGGCGCACATGAAGTACAGCCAGGTGAGCATGACACCCGAGCAGGTGCAGCTTCTGGAGTCGCGCCAGTTCAGCGTTGAGCAGATTTGCCGCTGGTACGACGTGCCTCCGGTGCTGGTGCATCACGCCAACGTCACGGCCTGGGGATCTGGCATCGAGCAGATCGTTGACGGCTTCTACAAGCTCGCGGTGCGGCCCCTGCTGGTGAGCGTCGAGCAGAGTCTCGCCAAGCGGGTGATGACCCCGGCGCAGCGCGCTCGCCAGGCGGTGGAGTTCAGTCTCGACGCCCTGCTGCGCGGCTCGCTCAAGGACCGCATGACGGTCTACGCCCAGGCGGTGCAGAACGGCATCAAGACGCGCAACGAGTGCCGGCAGCTGGAGAACGACCCGCCGATTCCAGGCGCCGACGATCTCACCGCCCAGACGAACCTCGCGCCCCTGGCCCTGCTCGGCAGCATCGCCAGCAAGCAGGGCGGCGCATCCGACCCCATCGCACAGTGACGAAAGGCCCACCATGGCACTGATCCGCAAGCACCTGAACCTCGCCGACGCCCGCCTGAAGATGGACGGCGACACCGGCAAGTTCTCCGGCTACGCCAGCGTTTTCGGCGGCGTCGACAGCTACGGAGACACCATCCTGCAGGGCGCCTTCGCCAGCACGCTGCGCAACGACGGCAAGCCGATGATGTTCTTCGATCACGCGTGGGCCTTCAGTGGCGGCGCGGCGGCCATGCCCATCGGCAAGTGGGTGAAGGCAAGCGAAGACGACCACGGGCTCTACGTTGAGGGCGAACTCACCCCCGGCATGAGCCTGTCGCAGGACGTGCTGGCATCGCTCAAGCACGGCACCGTGTCCGGGCTCAGCGTGGGCGGCTACGTGAAGCAGGGCGACTACGACACGACCGAGACAGGCCGGATCATCCGCAAGTGGTCGAAGCTGGTCGAAATCTCTGTCGTGACCATGCCGGCCGACAACTCGGCCCGGGTCGACCTTTCGAGCGTCAAGGGCGCCGACATCATCGACGCGATCAACGAGATTGAGTCGCTCAAGGATCTGGAGGCCCTGCTGCGCGATGCTGCCGGGTTTTCGAAGGCAGCGGCTACCGCGCTGGTAGGCCGCGCCCGCGTTGTCCTTTCGCACCGGGGTGAGCCCGGTACAAAGTCGGACGACGGCATGCAGGACATCCTCGCGCGGCTGAACAAGCTGGCGGCGTGACCTGAAGCGCAGCACCCCATCGCCGCAAGGCACCCATTTGGAGAACCTCATGTCTACCGAACTGATTCTGAAGGCCGTGGAAGCGGTCGAGGCCAAGCTGAAGGCCATGGACGACAAGGCCACGGGCGAGATGAAGACGCTCGGCCAAGTCAGCGCCGACACCAAGACCGCCATTGAGAAGCTGGGCACCGACCAGCGCGAACTGGCCGACCGCCTGATGAGCCTGGAGCAAAAAGGCCAGCTCAAAGGCCGCGAGGGCGACGAAGGCGTTAAGGGCGCCGAGTCCATCGGCCAGCAGTTCGTGAAGTCGGCCGAGTACGAGAGCTTTGTTCGGCAAGGCCTTCGCGGTCGTCAGGGCGTCGAACTGAAGAACACCGTCACCAACACGGTGGGCAACACCTTCAGCGACCGCAAGCCCGGTTTTGTTGGCGGCGCGTTCCGCAACCTGTCGGTCGAGGCGCTGCTGACCTCTCTGCCGACCACTTCCAACGCGGTCGACTACGTGAAGGAAAACGTCTTTACGAACTCGGCGGCCGAAGCGGCAGAAAGCGCGGCCAAGGCCGAGAGCGCGATCACCACGACGCTGGTGACCGAACCGGTCTCGACGGTGGCGCACTGGCTGAAGATTTCGAAGCAACTGGCGGCCGACAATGCCACCCTGGCCTCGTACATCAACACCCGGATGATCTACGGCGTGAACCTTCGCGTCGAGAACCAGATCATCGCCGGCAACGGTACTGCCCCGAACATCAGCGGCTTCACCAAGTCTGGCAACTTCACCGCCCACGGCTACAGCGCGGCCAACCTCACTGCGGCGGGCCTGCTGAACAACCGCTTCGACCTGATCGGAAAGATGCTTGGTGACGCCTGGGCCAGCGACTACCCGGCCGACGCCATCCTGATGAATCCGGCCGACTGGTGGACGATTCGCCTTGCGAAGGACACCACGAACCGCTACATCCTCGGCGATCCGGGCGAGTCGATGGCTCCGAGCTTGTTCGGCACCCCGGTGATCATCACCAATGCCATGACGGCCGATACGGTGCTGGTGGCCGCACTCGGCCTGTCGTCGACGTTCTACAACCGCGAAGGCGTGGTGGTCGAGATGTCGGACAGCGACAGCGATAACTTCACGAAGAACCTGATCACGATCCGCGCCGAGCGCCGCTGCATGCTGGCGGTGGAGCGTTCGAGCGCCGTTCGCTACGGCGACCTGACCCCGGCTTGATCTTGGCCGGCTGACAGCACTAGGCCCGCTCCGGCGGGCTTCTTTCCAGTGGCTCACGGGTTGAGCCAGCGCAAAGGACAAACGTGCAACAGATCCGATTCAAGGCCAGCGGCTGGTGCAGCGCGGCCGGCAACTTCAGCGACGGCACCCTGGCGCGCGTGGGTGATGCGATGGCGGCCCATCTCGTCGAGATCGGCGTGGCCGACTTGGTCCCCCCCAAGCCGCAGCCCGAATCGCAGTTCGTCGACACGATCCCCATCCCGCCACCCGAGCCGCCCGACGCGATCGAGATCGTCCACGACCCCATCCCGGCCAAGCGCCGCGGCAAGGGCTGAGCCATGCTGCTGAAGGTCATCACCCGCGATGCAACGGCGGCCATAACCTCGGCCGCGGCGAAGCTGCACCTTCGCATCGACGGCAGCAGCGAGGACACATGGCTGACCCAGGCCCTGGCCGCTGTGCAACGCATGGCCGAGGCCGAACTGCGCCGCGCGGTGATGCCGATCACCTACGAGCTGCAGCTTGATGCGTTCCCGGTGGCCGAGATCGAGCTACCGCAGCCGGCGGCGTCCATCACCTCGATCACCTACACCGACAGCGCCGGCAGCGCCCAGACGCTCAGCAGCGGCGTGTATCGCCTGGTGGGCAACGACCACAGCGCTGCGGTGTTCCCGGCGGTCTCCGGCACTGCATGGCCCACCACCGGCACGGCACCCGATGCCGTTCGCGTGCGCTTCGTTGGCGGCTGGGCCGACGCAGCCAGCGTGCCGGCGCCGGTCGTGTCTTGGATGCTGCTGCAGCTGGGCGCCTTGTACGAAAACCGCGCGGCCATCGACCTGTCGGCGAAGGCTGTCGACCTGCCGAATCGCTTCGTCGGCCACTTGCTGGACGACTTCCGCATCTACCCCTGAGAGGCCTGCAATGGTTGAATTTCTCACCGCTTGGAATGGCACCGCGACCGGCGCCCGAGTCGAACTCGGCGCGGTCGAAGAAGCGCGGCTCATCGCCGCCGGCATCGCTCGGGCCTACACGGTCGGGCAGGAGAAGGGGCCTGGGACGGATCTCACCGACGAGGAGGAGGCCTGGGTTCGATCCTCGGTGTCAGGGGGTGGGGGTGCACCTCGCGGCATGATAATTTTCGGTGACAGTTTCGGGCAGCAGTCGTGGCTGATCGACTCGGCGCAGAGCACGCTCAGTTCGCGCGGCATCGGCCCCGTCATGAATATGCTTCTCGGCAACCCGTTGCGACCGAAAATCAATGCGGGCATCAGCGGCAACACTGTCGCTGAAATGCTGGCGCGCATCGAAACTGATGTTGTCCCGTATGTGTTGCCCGGCGATGTTGTTGTCGTGCATGGCGGGATTAACAGCATCGTGAACGGCGCAACGGCCGCAAGTACCGTCGCTGACATGCGCAGCATCTGCACGCGGCTGACGGGCCTTGGCGCAATCGTTTCATTGGGCACGGTTTGTCCGAGTATTCTTCGCATCACGACATCGGCGCTGAATCTCGCTCTTGGTGACGTGAATCGCGGGTATCGCCAAATCAGTTTCGACCTAGCGAACGTCTACCTTTCGGACGATCACGCGGCTATTCTCGATGCTGCTGCTGTGCTTGCGCAAAACGTCGCGGCAGACTCTTCTGACAACCTGCACCCCAACACTGGCGGCGCGATGAAAATCGCGCGGGCTCGTGCGGCGTCCATCGCAAACCTTGCGCTCAAGAAGTGGCCTCTAGTCGCGTCAAATCAGGATTACAAAGGGCTCGTCTACAACCCGCTCGCCATCGGCAGCAACGCCACCGGCACCAACGGCGCGACCATCGGCGCGGGCGTCACTGGCAATTTCTGTCCACATGGCTGGACGGCGGCACGCACGGGAACATTGGCGGCGGTGCTGTCCAAAGTTGCACGGACAGACGGACAGGCGGGCGAGTGGGTGCGAGCTGCGATCACTGGCGGCGCGGCCCGTGATTTGTTCCAGTGGTCATTCAATGTCTCCGCGTCCGGGGTGAATTGGGCGGCTTCTACCGCTTACCCGATAAGCAGGGTTCGGTCGCCCACAACGCCGAACGGGTTTGTTTATCAAGCCATCCAGGCCGGTACAACTGGCGCAACAGAACCCACGTGGCCGACAACTGCGGGCCAAACGGTGACGGATGGGACGGTGATATGGGCGACTCGTGATTTGCCGGCGCCAGGCGATTACGTCGAAGCCAGTGCAGAGTTTCAATTGTCGGGATGGACCGGCAATGCTGCAGTTCAGGCGCGCATCGTGTGGCAAACATCGGGCAGCGTTGATGTTTACTCGCAGTCATGTAACCTGCAATTTGCGGGGGACACGCTGCCGGCCTATACGCCACCATCGGGCGTGATCTATATCCCGCCTCCGCCTGCTGCGCTGGGGGCGACGGTGGCGAAGGGCACGCTGTATATCGAGTGCCTAGCAACAGCGGGCGCGACCGGCAATTTCGATGTGTGCGGAGTCAGCGCGCGCGTGACAAACCGTTGACCCCATCCCCTGCCGGTGAACATCGAGGCCGCCTTCGGGCGGCTTCTCTCGTTGAGGGGTAAGCGCAAGGGGCTGCGCTGGGCAGACTGCCAATGTCACCACCAGATGCACCCGCCCACCCCATGCCCGGCTACTCGATCCCCGCAGGCGAGCTTGATCAGCGAGTCACGCTGCAGCAGCGTGACACGGCGCTCGACGCGCTCGGCCAGGCGCCGACGACGTGGGCCGATGTGTCGACCGTGTGGGCTCGGGTTCGTCCGCTCGGCGGGCGCGACTTCACGGCTGCCGGCCAGGACCAGGCAAGCGCTGCAATCCGCGTCGAGATCCGCTCCGGGACCACGGTGTTGTCCACCATGCGTGTGCAGTGGGATGGTCGGCCCTGGGACATCGTCGGCGAGCCGCTGACGATCGACCGCAAGTTCGTGCGCTTCGACGCCGCCAGCGGGGTGCGTGATGGCCGGTGAGTTCGAAGCCAAGGTGTCCGGCCTGCCTGATCTGCGTGCGGCGCTGCTGGGCATCGCGCCGAAGCTGCGCAAGCGGGCGCTTCGCACTGCGCTGGCAGCTGGGGCTCGTGTGGTGCGTGACGCGGCCAAGCGGGCGACGCCTGTCATCAAGGCCCCGGTCCGAGGCCGCAAGCCCGGCACGGTGCGTGATGCGATCAGCGTGCGGACCAGCAAGCGGGACAGCAAGAGCGGCGATGTGGGCGTGTTCGTCAACGTCAGGCCGGCGAAGGGCGCCGTCTACCGCGGCGGCAAGCTCGTCAAGGGCTCGCAGCGCGGCAGGCTCAGCGAAAACGATCCCTACTACTGGCGCTGGCTGAACTGGGGCTGGAACCCATCGAGCCGGGCCACGGGCGGCGCCGGCGCGGCAGGCAAGGCCCAGCGGCGCAAGCTGAGCAAAGCCGGCGGCCCGGCGAAGATCCCCGGCGCGCTGTTCCTCGAGAAGGGCGCCGCAGCCATCGCCCAGGCGCTCGAAGTCTTCAAGGCCAAGATCGGCCCGGCGGTGCAAAAGCTGAACGGCGGCCAGAAGGTCGAGCTATGAGCGCCGAGTCCGACTTCCGCGCCGCCCTGCTCGCTCACGCGCCGCTCGTGTCGCTCGTCGGCCAGCGCGTCGCACAGAACGCCATCGAGGCAGGCCAGCCGGCGCCCTACATCGTCTTTACCGCGACTCACGAGCCCATGCACGGCCTGGGCGGCGCGCTGCTCGGCGACACCGCGACCATCGAAGCGCAGTGCTGGGGCAACACCGCAGTGCAGGCCGCAACGGTGGCTGATGCTGTGGCCGCTGCACTCGTCGCAGTCGATGCCCCGGCCACCGGTCGCGCCACTGGCTACGACCCCGAGTTGGGCTTCGATGCCGTCATCCTGACCGTGATGTGGCTCACCGGATGAGCCAGCCCACCTGTTCCCCGTTCGCCCGCTCGCCGCGGGCTTGTTTCTGCACCAACCCTGAAAGGTTCGCATCATGACCACAGCAGTCGGCCGCGGCGTTCGCCTCGAAATCGCCGCCACCTTCTCGGCCGCCAAGACGGTGACCGCGCTCACTCTCGCATCGCCCGGCGTTGCTACCAGCGCGGCCCACGGCCTCACGAATGGAACCGTGGGTTACTGGACCGTGCCCAGCGGCTCGGTGCAGCTCGATGGCCAGGCGACCCGCGTCTACAACCAAGCGACCAACACCTTCGACTTGCAGGGCTTGAACACCGCCGGCTATTCGGCCTGGGGCTCGGGCACGTTCACGCCTGTTGCGACATGGGGCACGCTCGCCGAGGCGATCGGCTACAGCATCGGCGGCGGCACGGCCGACACGCTCGATGACACCAGGCTGACCGACGTCACGAAGCAGGAGCTGAACGGCCTGCTCGCTGCCGATACGGTCTCGGTGGATCTGCTGTCGCAGACCTTCAACTCTGCCGTGATGCAACAGCTCGAGGATGCCTCGATTGCCCAGACCTACGTCGTCGGCCGCATCACTCTGGCCGATGGCTCTGTGCGTGTGTTCCGCGGCATCCCCAGCCGCCCTGGTGAAGCCCTGCAGCGCGGCCAGCTCGCCACCGGTCAATTGCAGTTCAAGGTCAAGGGCTTCGCGCTGCGAGGTGCTGCCTGATGTCCAGCGCCGACGCACTGCTGGCCCAGCTGCGGGCGCAGCGCCTGCGCTGGGTCGACATGGCCGAGGCTGGCTCGCCGGGCGTGCGGGTGCAGATCGACACCCCGAGCCAGTTCAGAGCGGCTCGCGTTGCGCGGGCCCTGCGATCAGGCGATGGGGATGCGGCGATCACTGAGGTCGCGCCCCTGGTGCAGGCCTGGGACGGTGTGACCGGCGCTCTGTTGCTCGGTGCTGCGGTTGGATCGTCCGACCCGGTGCCGGCGCATCCCGGCGTCCTGGCGGTGCTGTGCGCTGACAGGCCCGAGTGGGTCACGACGCTGTGCATGGCGGCCATCGAGCAAGCCACCGAAGCGCGGGCAAAGATCGAGGCCGCAACGGGAAACTGACGGCCGTGCTGGATGCTCAGGCGGGCGTCCAGTACGAGGGCATAGACCCGCCCGAGCAGTCCGAGGGGGACGCGCAAGCCATCGAGTGCTGGAACATGCTCACTGACGGCATGGGCGGCATTGACTGGTCCGGCCTGCCCTACGCAGTGGCGCTTTTCGGCGTCACCGACTTGGTGGGACTGATGCACCGGCTGAGGGTCATCAAGCTGCACCGGCCACCCGACAGCACGGACACCTGACGCACCATGGCCCTCGCAACTCTCTCGATTGACCTTGTCGCCAAGCTGGCGAGCTTCGAAGAGTCGTTCAGCAAGGCCACGCGCATCGCCGAGAAGAACGCGGCGCAGATCGAGGCGCGATGGGCCAAGGTCGGCGCCTTCACGACGCAGGCATTCGCGGCCCTAGGTGGCGCGGCAGCAGGCGCTGCACTCGTCACCATCGCCCGCAACAGCATCGACGCGATCGACGCCCTGAACGATGTGGCCGACGCCACTGGCAGCACGGTCGAGAACATCAGCGCACTCGAAAACGCGGCACTCAGGACCGGCGGAAATATCGAGGTTGTGCAGGCGTCGCTGCTGAAGTTCAACAGCGCGCTGAAGGATGCAAAGCCTGGCAGTGGCGTGGAGGCAGCGCTGAAGGCGATCGGCCTGAACGCCGAGGAACTGCGGCGCATCGACCCGGCCGAGGCCCTGAAGAAGACGGCCGACGCGCTGGCCGGCTTTGCCGACGATGGCAACAAGGCCCGGCTGACACAAGAGCTGTTCGGCAAGAGCCTGAAAGAGGTCGCGCCGTTTCTCAAGGATCTGTCGGAGCAGGGCGAACTGAACGCCACCATCACGTCGGAGCAGGCAGAAGAGGCGTCGAAGTTCAACAAGCAGCTCGCGGTGATGCAGACGAATCTTTCGACCATGGCCCGGTCGATCGTGTCCGATGCGCTGCCGGCGCTGAACGACCTGTTCGAGCGCTTCAAGACCTTCAGCGACAACGGCGGCGTGATGTCGGGCTTTGGCAAGCTGCTGGCCTCGCAGTTCAAAGACGCCCGCATCGAGGCCGTGACCGAGGACATTGCCCGCCTGAACGCCGAGATCGCCAAGACGGACGGCGCCGGGTTCTACGCCAAGGGCACGCGCGCCGCGCTGGTCGGCGAACTCGAAGAGGCCAAGGCCAAGCTGGCGGATCTGCGCAAGGAAGCCGGCCTGGCGCGCGGCGAACTCAATGCCGCACTCGGCGTCGCTGAAGCCGGCGGCCTTGCGCGCCGGCAGGTTGAAGGGCGGCTTCGCCCGCGGCGCGCCGTGGCGCGCGGCGAGCACGGCGTAGTGCGCCAGCGGGTCGAGCCCGTCGCGTTCGCACAGCCAGCCGTACCAGCGGTTGCCGATGGCGACGTGGCCGACCTCGTCGCGCAGGATCACGTCGAGGATCTCGACCGCGCGCGCGTCGCCGGCGCGCGC